CGAGTTTACACCATGGCGGACAATCCAGAGTTAGTCTTGACGAAGTGGGCTGTGAAATGGTTGCGATTTGGATTCAACGTCGTGGTAGGCAATACACCCTCTCGTGCAGTTGCCAAGAAGTTGCTCAATGCTTTTGATGCTGAGATTAGTCATCCAGATGACTATGTGGTGGCACATACTAGGACCCTGACTGTGGTAGAAGATAGGGCCATTGAGTATGATGACAGTACTACCACAGACGACATGGGCATGGTAGTTTACAATGATGAACAACTTGATGCTAGACCCCGCCATGTCGTTACCACGGTACTCGAGGAGAAGAAAAGCGCTAAATTGAAACGTGGATGTAGATCTAAGTTCGCTATGGCAATAGCTAAGCGGGCTTACCTTAAATTTGGCGCTCGACCTGTCTCCGAAGCCAATGTTCTTGTCACTAGGAAATGGCTCACGAAACTTCTCGAAGATGAATACAAAGATCTTCGAACTTGTGATAAAGTGTTGGCCGTTGACCGTGGTACTTTTCTCAGCTTCATCCCCACCATGGCCTGGAATGATATGCGTTTCATCTTTAAAGATGATAACGACATCACTCGTAGGATCGGTGGAGAGTCCCTGTTTTCTAGGATCGCCCATTGGGTGAATCCTAGTAAATAGGGGTGCCCAGTCGTTGTACATGGCCGCGGGTGCAGTGTCAGTCGGGCACCCGTGAATGGCCAACTGCGTGTGACGCAGCGACTGGGAGTAACTAAGGTTAGAGAGTGTATGAGGTTTTCTCATGTTGCACCAGACATTGAGATTGTGCCTTTTAACAACGACATCGCGACATTGGAGAGGGCTGTCAAGGAACGAGTATTCTTTGTTAAAAATATTGACAAGGGATCCAGTCAAGAGTTCGTTCCTCCTCCCCGACCTGAACCTGGAGTATTCAGTGCGAGACTTGGTAAATCTCGCGCACTGCTCAGGCGCTATCTCCCCTCGACCGCTCCGATTAGTCATCAAGCATTTGTTGATTCGTTTCGGGGCCGCAAGAAGGTGGTGTATGAGCAGGCGCTTGAAAAGATAAGGAACGAAGGCTTATCTCTAAAGCGTGATGCTTCAGTTAGGGTGTTCGTGAAGTTCGAGAAGACGGATCGCACTACCAAGGACGATCCCGTGCCCCGCGTTATCTCGCCGAGAGATCCAAAGTACAATATTGCACTCGGCAGATACCTCCGTCCCATTGAGGAACGCGTCTTTAATAGCATTGGCCAGTTGTTTGGTCATGTAACTGTCATGAAGGGTATGTGTACAGACACCATAGCTCGTGTTCTGCATGAGAAATGGGAAATGTTTGATGACCCCGTCGCCTTTGGGGTTGATGCATCCCGGATGGACCAACATGTCTCATCTGACGCGTTGCGCGAAGAACATGCTGTGTATTTGGATTGTTTTCCAAACCGTAAGCATAAGCGGAAGTTAGCTAGATTATTGGAGTGTCAATTGCGGAACCATTGTATAGGTTACACCGAGGATGGTAAATTGGAGTATGATGTGGAAGGCACTCGTATGAGTGGCGATATGAATACATCTTTGGGTAATTGCATTCTTATGTGTCTTATGATACATGCCTATGCAATGGAGAAAGGCGTCCGCATCCAATTGGCTAACAATGGAGATGACTGTGTTATATTCCTTGAGCGTAGGGATTACAACAAGTTCGTCTCTGGGTTCTTCGATTGGTTCCTTGAAATGGGATTCAATATGAAGGTTGAGGAACCCGCTTACGAGTTCGAGCACATTGAGTTCTGTCAATGTAGGCCTGTCTTTGATGGTAGCAAGTATACGATGTGTCGCAACCCGTTAACAGCTATCGCAAAGGACTCAGTGATGCTTAAACACAGCAGCCAGAAGAATCTTTTAGGTTCCTGGTTGCAGGCTGTGGGCACAGGTGGTATAGCTCTTGCTGGAGGACTCCCTGTATTTGATTCCTTCTACAGATGCTACTTGCGTAGTGGTTCTTCTCGACGCTGGATCGGCCGCAAGCAACGGTATGGTAATGGTGTGAACCTTGCCGAGGATATACTACCATGGTTCATGAGAGAGACACTCATGACCGGCAGGCGTGTAAGTTCTACTCCCACGCCAGCCAGTAGGGCATCCTTTTACCTTGCTTGGGGTATGACGCCCGATGAGCAGCTACTCCTCGAGCGTTATTACGATTCAATATCGTTGTCGACGCAACTCATGCATAGTGAGTGGCGTCCACGTGAAATTTTTGTTTAGTTTCGCGTCGTGGAGAAAGGTAACCACGGTAAATCCACCCTCTATCATGGGGTCCTGCATTAATCTACCAAAACCAATTTGATGGGCTAATATAAATGCCAAGAGACTGCACGGTAGTCCATTGGTTGCAGGATGAACAGTGCCGTTGGTGTGCGGTATCCCATACAATGCCTTCTAGAAACAGAAAAGCTCGCGCACGCGCAAGAGACGATCCTTTGAATAGAAACCCAGGCGGTGGGTTTGATCAGCCCGGCCATAGAGACAGGAAATGGCCGGCTCGACCCAGGCCTCCCCAGAAACGTGAACCAGGTCCCATGCCCATGCCCGGTGGTGGTAGCCGGGCCGGTGCTAGCTATCAGGTTGCTCCTGTGGCTATCAGTAGTTATGTGTCTGGTAATCCAGGTACACGCATCACCTCTAGAGGTGGTAAAACTATTGTTAAGCATCGTGAGCTCGTGGCTACCATTATTGGACAGGGCCTAAACTTTGCAATCAATAATGGGACCAATGATGTGTATGCCATTAACCCTACCGACCCTGGAACTTTCAAGTGGCTGTCAGCCATAGCTTCTAGCTATGACACTTACAACTTACTTGATTGTTCCTTGGAGTATGTGCCTTTGTGCAGCACATCCTTTGTTGGTAGGGTTGCCCTATTTTACGATCGAGATAGTCAGGATGTTGGACCATTCGATCGTAATGAGCTGTCTAATTACGCTTATCTTACCGAAACAGCTCCTTGGGCACCAGCCAGGTTACAGCTTCCCGATTTGCGTGGAGAACGTTTTATGCAGGATGCTGTAACCAACGATTCCCGTCTTTCCGATGCCGGGCGGATTGGCTGGGCAACTTATAACACTGGAGCCAATGATATAGATGGTGATTTGTTCATTTGCTACGAGGTAGAACTTCTCAATGCCCAACCAGCCTCTAGTGGCATTATGACCATTAGGAGTACTGGCGTAGTATTTGGACCTAAATACATTATTTCCAGTGTGTTCACACAAGCAGCTACATCAACACTTGTGTGTAAGTTGCAAACTGGCACATACATGCTCAATTTCATTGCTGAGGCAAGCGGTGGTGGCATCGGTTCTACTACTGCCGTTCTGACTGGAAACATTGGCCAGGTTGGTACTTTGTTTAATGCCAGCAATGCAAATCGAGCCACGAATTCATTGATTGTCACAGTACTAGACACCAAGGCTACTGTGTCATTCAATGTTACTGGGGGCACCATAACCACTTGGGCTGTGTCTGCTTGCAGAGCATCAGCCAACAATCCATGGTTTTGAAGTTCTGTGTCTAGATCCCTTGCTGGCCGGGATGGTGGCCAGGATGTATTTTGTGTTTGTTTAATTCCTGTTTTGAACGTCTCCCCTATACCCCCGTCCTTATCACTGCCAACGTGGATGCGTAGCGGCATGCCGGTGGTACGGCCAAAGTTGGATGGGACCTTGATTAGGTGGGCGGTGCGGAAGATGTTGTAAACCCAAAAAGACAAAAATAACTGCCTTCGTAGGATACCTAGACTAAATCTTCGGAGCCCTGTCTAGGTGGTGGTCGCAGTCCAC